CACTCCTGTAGAGCAAACTTTAACAGTAGAGGTTCCTGCAGGAGCCACTACTATATAACCAGCAGCTAAACTTGCAGCAGGCACTTGAGTATCAAAAGCTGCTACATAGTTATCTACATTTGAAAATAAATCAAATGGTCCTGCTTGTCCGTCTATTGTTAATGTTATCTCTATTAAAGCCATAATTATGGTATTGTCGTTGTTGTACTAGTTGTTGTTGTTGGTTGTTGTAATATGACATCAAAACTATTCTCACATAAGGAGTCTGATGCCACTTTAATTATAGTGGTAAAATCAGGAACTACAGTGCTAGTATATCCTGCTAATAAACTAGCTTTACTTATACTAGTTTCAAAAGCAGCAGTGAACCCATCTGTATCTGAGAACAGATTGAAAGGTCCAGTGTTATTTCCTGCAGTAGTTAGTTTTATAAATGCTTCCATTATTATGAACAACAGGTATTTAATGTTTGATTTATATTTATAACTTGTACTTTTAAATCAGCAATGTCTGATGTATTAGTTACTTGTTGAGTCTTCAATATACAAAGAAGTTCATCAATTTTAGACAAAGCAACGTTTAAATCATCACAAGGTTGTACATTTGAACAAGGTAATGTAGGTCCATTATATGTAATAGATTTTGAATAATGTACTCCAGTTTTACATGGGTCAGCAGTTGTAGTGCTTGAACAACCACAAGTAGAGTTTAATGTTATGTCCGTACAACAGGGATTTGTAGCTAAGTATGCCATAGTTTTTTAGTATTAAGGTATGTAAATAATATAATATGCTGCGTATCCAGGTTGGAAGTTATCGTGTGACAATCCTCCACCAGTTGGATCAATAGTTATTGCGTGCTTGTGTTCTCCTCCTAATTCTGTATTTGCAATTTGAATACCACCAGTTCCAGCAACACCACTGTCCATTGTTCTTCTATTACCTTCTCCTCTTCCTCCAGGATTAGAGTAATCAGTGTAAGAACTAGCTCCCCCTTGTCCCATTACACCTGGTTTAACTAACATTTGATGTGCATGAGTTTGAGGATTTGATGTTCCAGTTGTATTTGTACCTGTATTTGTTGTGTGAATATGCTGTGGCATTTGTTGTTCTGATAAAGTAACTTGATTAGTTCCTCGACTATCATTTATATCATAAGTAGGGTTTCCAATTAAAGAAGGATCAACAGCTGCATCTAGGCTTCCTCCACCCATTTCAGCAGAATTTACAGCAACTACTACTCTTCCTCTTAAATCAGGTGTACCGTTGTTTCCGTTACATAGAAATATTCTGTCCCATATACCTATTCCTGCACCAGATGAATCAAATGGTGTTAGTGCTCCAAAGAAAGGTTGAGCAGAATTTGGAACCATTCTGTTGCTAATCAACTGTTGTGTAGGGTTAGTGTTTAAATAGTTTTCTATATATGTATTTATGTCAACAATTTGTACATAGTTATTTGTAACATCTGTAATAAAAGTATTCAGTGATTGCTCAACTAGACATAACTTTGTTATGGTTTGTTGTAACACCTGTGATGTACTGGTTGTATCTACAACAGTTCCTATACACTCTATATTATAAGCTGTGCTGGGGTTATTAGTTTCTATATTTTCTATCTGTACATTCAAGTCACAAATAGTTTTTATTATACCAGTTAGATAGTTATTTAAAGATAAAGGGTCACAATTATCTAGATTAGCATCTACT